CTCCAGATGACTGTCACCTTCCAGATTGCGGGTGCAATCACCTTCGGCACTGTCTAAGGATGCCTAAGAAGCGTGACCCAAGACTTGTGCGGTTTGGGCTGAAAGGTTTCAATCAGCCCAAACGCACTCCCTCTCATCCGAAGAAATCCCATGTGGTGCTGGCGAAAGTCGGTGCAAAGACCAGATTGATTCGCTTCGGGCAACAGGGGGTATCAGGTTCTCCTTACAGGAAAGGAGAAAGCCAAGCGTCCAAAAGAAGGCGTTTGGCTTTTCGTGCTCGACACGCCAAGAACATTGCCAAAGGCAGACTCTCAGCGGCGTATTGGGCGAACAAGGTTAAATGGTAATGACTGCTAGCTGAAGCACAGGAACTCAGCACAACTAATATGAATTTCGCACAAAGCAAAGGTAAAACTGTAAGCAAAACATTCGACTACAAATATATCGACGCAGATGGCAACGAGGCGGTTGAGCCCATCACCATCGAATTTTATGAAAAGTCGCTAACCCCAGCATTTCTCGACTCGCTCATGCAGTACGAAGAAAAGCGTGACACAGCGGCTATTGCCAAGCACATCAGCAAGAATCTCGTCGGCTGGAATCTCACTTGGAATGATGAGGCGTTCCCACCGACTGTCGAGAACTTGACGGAAGTCTGTGACTTTGAGTTTCTCATGCAGATTGTCACGACGATGGCTGAGACATTCGGGGGAAACGGACAGAAGCCGACAAAATCGCAAAGTTTGTCGGCGGTCTCGGCGAAGTCAGAGACAGCGAAGGCGAGCTAATTTCGCCCTCGTTTGAATACTATCTGTGGAAGGCTAGCAAGATACTTGGTTGCTCCTATTTGGAACTTGAAAGCCACCCAGATAGAGCTCGGTTGATGAGCGTCGCTTTCACCTGCAGTAGAGGCGAAAACGAAGGCGAGTACCTGAGAGAGCTCAATCCTGTCTGGCAGAAGAAGAAGAAGGAAATGAGCGAGCAAATGAGTAAGGCGAGTAAATAATGGCAAGACTCCAATCAGAACTACCCAGTTACGCTAACGAAATCAACAACATCGTTGAGTTGGCTTATAAAGCGGCGGCAACGAAGATGTTGGAAGCCATTAAGCAAAAAGTCCCTGTGGATACGGGTGACCTACGAGATTCCTACACCTATAAGATTGACGGGCAGACCCACATGACAATCGGGTCTAATCAGTTCATGGGTGTGTATCGAAGAGGTCATCCGACTTTTTATGCCCCGTATGTGGAGTTCCCGACTTCACGACGCAGGTCTGCCCAACCCCATTTCGTGCCTGTGTGGATGCAGGCAGAACGCTTTATTGCCGCCGAATTCAAGGCGTTGTTTAGGAATCTTTAGTTATGGCAAACGCATTTACCTTATTCGGGGAAATCTCGGTAAATACCAGCAAGTTCATTAAGGACATGGACAATGCCCAGAAGCGTCTTGAGAATTTCAAGAACGCTCTGGATAAGGTTGAGCGTTCAGCAAGCGGCACGGGCTCTGCAAGTGCGGCTAACGACAAATACGCATCAAGTGCGACTAGAGCCGCCTCTGGTGCAAATACCCTTTCCACAGCCCTCTCAAAAAACGCAACAACTGCCCGTAGCACCTCGTCGGCAATGAACGACCTTGCGTCCCGCATGGGCAACGCATCAGAGCGATTCAAGTCCTTGGGTGTGACTGCGACAGCTGGCTTGACCGTTCCGTTGGGCTTGCTTGGACGGGCTCTTCTGGAGAGTGGAAAGGATATGGACTCCATGATGAACCAGTTGGTCATGTCCACGGGGTCAATGGAGAACGCACGAGCGAAATTCCAAGAACTGCTAAATGTTGCAAATGCAAGCCCTGGCGTTTTTGCCAGCACAGCCATCGGAATGTATGGTCTGATTCGTCCTAGCGTTCAGAACGAGCAGGTCATCACTTCTCTTGTGATGGCGATGGGCAAACTCAAGACTGCATTTGCGGAATTAGATGTCCGTAACTTCGTTTGGAACATGACCCAGATATTCAATCAGGGCATGGAAATCATGGACTTGAAGCAGGCGTTCAACTTCTTCCCAAGATTCGGAGAAGTGATTGCTGAGAAGTTCAAGATTGACGGCACATCCGCTGAAGCTATCCAGCCCGTCCTGCAGTTTATGCGTAAGTCAGGTCAACTCACGATGGAGTCGTGGCTTGGTGCGTTTTCAGAGGCGGTCAATAAAGACCCCCGTTTCGCATTGCTGACAGAAACTCTTGGCAACCGCATTACCAAGGCGATTGACCAAATCAAAATCTCAGGTGCACCCGTCGGAAAAATTATCGGAGACATCCTAGTTGGGGCGTTGATGATGCTCGACAAAGTGCTCAAGGATTTAAGTGCCCGTTTCGAACAAATGTCGCCTGCCATGCAGTATTTTGTGGTGGTGGCTGGCATGCTTGCAACGGCAATTGCTCCAATATTATTCCTCTTCGGCACACTGGCTGGAGCGGTTGACGACTTAATTCAGCTGGGCATTACCCTCACTCCTGTCTGGACAAAACTGGCTGGTGCAATCGGTGGCGTGACAGTTGCCGCATTTGGCAAAGCCATCGCCGTCATTCTTGCTGTTGTTGCGGCTGTCTATGTTCTCTACAAAGCAATCGGACTTGCGGCTGACTGGTGGAACGCCAATGTCGATGGCATGAAGAGCTATGCCACCGACCTATTCAATACTCTCGACAAGATTGCAGGCGATATCTACTACTCCTTGCAGGATACCTTCAAGCAGATAAATGACGACATAGGGGCGGAATGGAGGGATTTTGTAGGCGTAGTGCTCGTGCTAGCCAAATTGCTGTGGGAACAGACGGTTAACATCGTCAAGACGATGCTGAACATCCTGAAGTATCTTTGGGAAAACTACGGGGATGACATCATTGCGGGGATAAAGCGAACCGTGCAGATACTAGCAGTCATCTTTCAAGGGCTTTTCAGTCTCTTGACTGGTCTGCTAAAGATATTTGTAGGCATCTTCAACCGTGACTGGTCGATGTTCCTTGATGGTATCGGAAACCTGATTGTCGGGTTCGGAAAAACTTTAGTGGGTCTGGTCGCAGGCGTATTTAATGGCATCTACACAGGTGTCAGCAACTTCATTGCTGGAATCGTCAGCCTCTTCGTAGGTTCACAGCAATCAGGTGAGCAGGCTGGTCGTGCCTTTGGTACAAGCACGGGCAAGGGCATCATTTCTGGCTTACTAGATTCCATTCCCATTATCAACAAAATCAAGAGCTTTATCTCAGGAAAAGGAGAAGGCTTTGATTTCAAATTTGAAATCCCAACATTTGATTTTCCGAAAATTGATGTCGGGGCGATGGGTGGCAAAGGCAAAGGAGCTGGCGGCGGGAAGCAAGACAGCCGTCAGGATGCCAAGGAAGTCGCTAAACAACTCGACGAAGAATTGAAGCGTCTTGGTGTCACAACCAAGCTCGCCAATACGGAGCTCGACATTCAGCTGGACAAATATAAGAACCTCACGCCCGCTGTCAAGGCACAGATTCTGGCGACTGCGGGGCTTATTGATGCGAAGAACAAGGAAATCGAAGCCAACCAACTGGCAGAACAGATAAGCAAGGATGTCGCATCAAGCATCGACGACCTTCGCATTGCCACTGAGAAGCTCGGTGTGACCGATGAAGACCAGATTGCTCTTATAGAGCTGAGTAGTGAGAAATACAAAGACTGGACGCAGACGCAGAAAGAAGCGTATCTGCAGGCAGTTCAGAACTACAACTTCTCGAAAAAACAACAAGACCTTGCCGATGACTTCCAAAAGCAATTGGAAGATGTCATCAATCTGACCAACAAGGATATGACGGAGACTGAGAAGCTCAACGCCATCCTTGAAAAATTGGCGAAGACGAACATTTCTGTCAACGAAGAAACCATCAATAGAGCGAAAGCCGCCGCTACTGCTGTTGATGCAGAAAAACGCCTGCAGGATAGTGTATCTAGTCTTAAGGACTTGATGAGCGAAATGGGCATGGAGACCCAAAAGACGGGCGATTATATGTCCCGTCTAAACACATTCCTTCTTGAAAATCCCGAAGCCATTGCGGTAATGGCAAAGGCAATGGGTGAGTCCGTCGAGGAATTGACCAATCGTCTTAAGGGACTCGCCGCTGAAATGGACAATCCAACCTTTGGTGGACAGTTCATCAGCAAGATGGAGGAACTTCGCAAGAGTCTTGGCACTACAGCGGAAGGTTTTGCCGATATCGCTATCATGGCGTTTGAGGGTGTGGGAGATGTGTTCGCCAATGCCGTCCGTGAATGGGATGGCACATTTAGTGGATTCTTCAAGTCGCTTGGCGAAGGCTTCCGCAACCTTGTAACTGAAGTGGTGGCTCAACTTATGAGGATGCTGGTTATGCAGGCAATCATGAGTCTCTTCGGTAGCCTCTTTGGAAGCCTTGCTGGTGGCAACGCAAACAGCTTCTTCGGCAAGCTGTCTGCCTCGATGGGCAATCCCATCAAGAAAGCCACGGGAGGTCTGGTTCTTGGGGCAGGGACGGGCACATCCGATTCCATCCCAGCAATGCTTTCCAACGGAGAGTATGTCATTCCTGCGTCATCGGTTCGCAAGTTCGGTGTCGATTTCTTCGATGCCCTTCGTAGCGGTATCGTCCCGATGTCGCCCCTGCAGATGGCAGGCGGTGGAATGGTGGCTGGGGCTTCCAATGCGACCACAAATAATAGTAATGTGTTCAATATCAATGTCACTGGTGGTGGCGGAAGCGGTCAGACAGCGGCAATGATTCAGCAGGAAGTCATCAAAGGACTACGCAAGGTCGAAAGGAGAAATAGATAATGTCAGTCAATCTGGTTCAATTTCCGCTAACTGTCTCGCAGTGGAATAAAACCGTGGTTTATTCAACGGATGTCATCGTGGGTCGCAATGGGCAGGAAGTCCGCAATGCTATGTGGCAAGACCCTCTTCTCAGGTTCAATGCGGCTTTTGCCATCCGTAATTACGCTGATATCAACACACTCGCCACATTCTTCCACGCCATGAAGGGGCGGGAACAGTCGTTTCTGGTCAAAGACTGGTCGGACTTTGCGGTGGATACCTTCACAACCTTTGCTGAGACTCCGAATGGCGTACTTGCCAACTTTCAGCTCATTAAGAAATATACGCAGACGATAGGCGTAGGCTCATCGACATACATCCGCACCATCAAGTATCCCAAGTCGCTGTCTTTGACGGTCAGGGTCAACGGAACAACCAAAGTTGACGGCACTCATTACAACTACAACACCTCGACAGGGATTGTCACATTCACAGGCGGTAATATTCCGACAACGGGTCAAACAGTTGATTTCAAACTCACGGAGTACTATGTGCCGTGTCGTTTTGACACAGATGAGCTTCCTATTGAAATGCTCAACTACTGGGTCGCTTCGGGAGCGGACAAATCGAATGTTCAAGTTCCTGATATTCCGATGATTGAGGTGAGGGTCTCCTAATGCATACCCCCCGCAACATTCAATCTCCCTACACTGCCACGGATTTCTGGGATAAATATACTTCCGTGAACCCTCGAATGGCTTTGTTCATGAAGGTTATTCCCAGTCTGTCCACTGATGTGAGCACTATCGGGCTGACCTCCAACACCCGTGACATGACATTGCCTGCCCATTCTGGAATCACATTCAAGAGTGCGGCTGGGCTGATGCCGTCTTCAATGCAGGAAGCCATCGGAGAGGCGACAGCCCTTGAGATGATGGGGCTTTACGATGCTCTGCTTTTCGACAGAGCGGATGTCATAGGCGGTAAATGGGAAAATGCTCGCATCGAAATCTTCATCGCCTGCTGGGACAATGTGAATCTTGGCGAGCTCGTATTGTTTTCGGGCTTTTTGGGCGAATTCAAAGACATGCAGGAGTATTTCAATGCGGAGGGCAGAGGACTTATCAGTAAATTATCTCAAGATGTCGCAATCGTAACTACCCGTGCGTGCCGTGTAAAGGAATTCCGCAACGCTCAGTGCGGACACACGGCTTCGACGGTCACCATAAACTCAATAACATACGATATTTCGTACACGGGCGTGCCAAGCAAAAACAACTCGGCAAAGCAGGCAGTCAAGATTAATACGAATTACTGGACAGGCAGTATCATTCCCAAGGATATTCCGCCTACTAATTATTTCCAGAATGGTAAGATTACCTGCACCAGCGGCTTGAATGACGGTTTGAGCCGTGAGATTTCATCTAACGCCGTGGCGGGCACTGAAATGAAATTGTCGTTGAAGCGTCCGTTTCCCTTCGCCATCGCTGAATTTGATGAATTTACCATTACGGCTGGGTGCAACCGAACAGTCGAGGATTGCAAGAAATACAGCAACATTATCAACTTCCGTGGCGAGCCCTATGTGCCGAATATAACTACGGTCAGCAAAGTACCCAGTGCAGATGGATAAAGAATTCAAAGTCACACGCAAACAAATCATTCAGGCGGCTGAGTCGATGCTCGGTCTGCCTTTTGTGCATCAGGGACGATGCGATGAAACGGGAGTAGATTGCGTCGGGCTCTTGGTTGTGATGGGGCAAAAGATACAATACCCCAAGATTGTAGATGCCGAAGCGTATCGTCGGATTCCGTCTGCTGAGGTCATCAGGGAAATCATCGAGCTGAATTGTGACGAGATTCCTTTGGAAGATGCGAAAGAAGGCGACATCTACTTAATGCGTTTGACGGGGCTCAAACCAAGGCATGCCGCTATTATCTACCACGATGAGCGTCGTCCTGATGAGCCGATGCTACTTCATGCGACTAAGAAAGGGGTCAGGATAGAGCCTAAGAGCAAATATCCTGAGTCATGGTTTGTCAGAGCTTATAGAGTGAGAGGCTTGGTTGATTAGATGGCGGCATTACCACCATTAGTTGTATCGTTGCTCGTGACAGCGGGCGGAATGGCGGCTCAGTACGCCTTGATGCCCCGTGTCAAGCAACAGCCTACCGATGTCGGCAAGTTGGATGACCTTCGAATCACGGGGTCGGAATACGGCACATTCATCCCAAGGCTATGGGGCAAAGCTCGACTTGGTGCGAACATCGTCTGGTCTAGTGGCATCGACCATCGAATCATCGACTATCCCGCTCAGGGTGGTAAGGGCGTCCCTCAAGCCCCAGCGACCCGTACCCATGTTTATTCAGCCGACCTCGGCATGCAGATATGTCGTGGGCTGGTTGATGGCTTTGGCAAGATATGGGCAGATGCCGATGTAATCGGTGGGGCAAAAGAAGGGCGAGAAACCTTTGAGGCGGAACTAGGTACGCTATCGGGGACAGCGGAAATCCTTGACCCCGACCCAACCGCATCAGCGGGTAAGTCAGTGCGTTACATTGGCGATATCGGCATTGGCACGGCAGGTAAAGTTGTCATCAACACAAGTTTACTAAGTCCTCGCCCACCAGTTGACCCTGACAATGACACGCAGGCGGTCTCGACTCTGCAGATATTTTACAAAGCGACGACGACCAGAAGTATGAATATTCTGGTCAAAGATTCGACTAATGCGACCATTTACAATCAAACTCAATCGTTTGCAAACACCAATGGCGAGTGGATAGGCAGAAACATCATTATCACGGGTAGCACATTTGCACATACCATCGAGCTTTCTAATCCCTCCAGCCCTGCACCGCAGGTGGATAAAATCGTCGTAAACAAATACTACCAGAAGCCACTTACCTCTGGTGAGTATCTTAAGTTCACGCAGACCACTGGCTTGCTCGACCCTAATGCGGCTTATGATGACTCACTCGACCCGTCAGCCTTTTTCGATTACGCCCCGACCTTTGATGCTAACGGCTCTGCTACTGCTGGCGGTCTGCCGTTCAACATCATCAAGTTCTATCAGGGTGCAACCAATCAACTCCAAGACCCGTATCACGAAGATTACCTTGATACCCGTTATGGAGCGGGCAACGGAATCGACTATTTGCCTGCGTATCGTGAAACGGCGATGGTCGTTTTCCATGACTACCAACTGAGGCAGGGTCGCATCCCAAATTACACCTTTGAGGTATTCAATAACCAGACATCGGTCAATCTGGTGCTGGAAGACTTGTATGCCGATTGCGGGCTGATATCCACAGATTACGACCTTGGCAATACATCCTCGATGACCTTTGTCGGCATCGTTGAGTCACAGAAGATGTCCCGCAAGGCGATGATTGAGTCCATTGGACGCTATTTCGGATTTCGCATCGCTGAGTTCAACGGCAAGATAAACATCATCAACGACTATTCGTTCACTTCGGCTGGCTCGGTCTCAAGCGACCTGTTACGAGCCACCAACTATGGCGATGAAATGCCTGCGTATGATGCGGAGGTCTTGCTCTCGCCTAAGAACGAGTTGCCGAAGGAAGTCAGGTTCAATGTGATGAATCCGAACTTCGATTATCACAACGAGACGGTGACCGCCTCGCTGTTCGCTGATATCAGCTCTTCGGATTCAAGTGAGTACTCTTTTCCGATAGTCGATGACCTTGAACAGGCACGCAAACGGGCTGAGTTTTTGTTGCTGAAGACGCATACCGAAGCGTCAACAATCACTTTTCAGGCGATGCCCGAAATCATGCGGTATTCGGTTGGGGATAACATCGAGGTGACCCTCAACAATATCCCGATGCTCATTCGCATCGAAAAGATGACGGCGGGAATTCCCATTGGCGTAGTCGAGGTGCAGGGGGTTGTCTTAGAGGAATACAATCCTTCGGAGATTCAGGTTACTGTCACTGAGATACCGTCAGTGCAGGAGTACCAACTTGCGGCTTCGATATTCCCCCGCAACTCCAAAGCGATTCCGATTATCAGTCAGCCGATTCGTCAGATGGATAAGGCACGGCTCGGTTGCTACATTGCAGTCACACCGACGGGGCAAGGGGCAAGCGAGAACATTGCCTTGTACCGTGAAGTAGGTGCAGACAACTATGTCATTCAAGATATCCTCGATGTCCCTGCGGTGTGTGGAGTTACTGACGGCACGCTCGGTTCGCATGGCGACCCATCTGTTGAGGATACAACCAACACGCTGGACATTCTCTTCTATAACGAGACCAGTCTGGAATCGGTAACGGCAGGCGATATCAGTCGCTATCCGACACTCAACCTGATTCGGGTCGGCAATGAATGGATTCAATTTCGTACAGCGACCCTACAGACATTGCCAACTGGTTCGTCGTACCGCTCCAAATGGCGTATCTCAAACCTAATGCGTGGCAGATTCGGCACATCTGGTGCGATGTCTGGTCATGGAGCATCGGAAGATTCGGTGGTGTGGACGAACAACCTTAAGTTCTATGACCTTTACGAGGAAGATATCGGTCAAACCGTCAACCTCAAGACAACCACTGGTGGTCAGGATATTGCGGATGTGAAGACAATTAGCTTTACTTTCAATCCCGTATCCAAGTATACGATTACCAACGACACTACAGATAGAACAATGGATGCGAACTGCACCACGATAAATGAATTATCCGATGTAGTCAGCACAATCATCGACGACTTGAAACTGTAATATGGCAAATTTTGGCGATATTCAAAGCTGTCTGACACTGCTGGCACGAGAGTCAGTACGGCGAAATGATGCAGACGATGCATTTGAGGCGTACGACACTGCCTATCTCGGCGTGGTTGTACGGGTGAGGTCAAGCGACTACCCTTCGGGAATGACCAAAGGCACGGTGGTCTATATCGGCGGAGCGATTGGCAACCGTCCGTATGTACTCAAAGCCGATGCGTCCACTGAAGCAACCAGCTCCAAGACATTTGGAGTCCTTGCAGAAGACATAGCCGCTAATGGCGATGGAATGTGTGCCATTGCGGGTATGCTTCACAACATGGCTTTGCCAACATCGACCTATACGGATGGCGACTCGCTGTGGCTTTCAGAGACTGCTGGGGAGTTCCAAATCAACACGCCCCCCGCTGAACCCGCTCATGCCGTCTTTATCGGATGGGTTGCCAGAGCTCATCCAACCGACGGGCATCTGGTTCTTCAAATTCAAAATGGATATGAGCTGAACGAACTGCATGGCGTTCTTATTGGCACTTCACCAGCTGATGGCGATGTGCTGACCTATGAATTAAGTACTGGTCTGTGGAAAAACAAACCCGTGTCAGCTGGCGGTATTACCGACGGCGATAAAGGCGATATCACAGTTAGCAGTTCTGGTACGGTCTGGACTATCGACAACTCTGCGGTAACCAATGCAAAACTGCAGAACAGTTCGCTGACAGTCAATGGAACATCTATAAGCCTTGGTGGTTCAGCAACCATCACTGCCTCACCTCCTGATGGAGACAAAGGCGATATAACGGTCTCATCTTCTGGGGCGACTTGGACAATAGATAATGATGTCGTCACTTATGCCAAGATTCAGAATGTTTCAACGACTGACAGAATCCTAGGTCGCTTTAGCGGTGGTGCGGGCGATATCGAGGAAATCACCTGCACATCGACGGCTCGTAGTTTGCTCGATGACACATCGACCTCTGCAATGCGTTCCACTCTGGGCTTGGGGACAATAGCAACTCAGTCGGCAAGTTCTGTGAGCATCACTGGCGGTTCAGTTCGCACCAGCAACACAGGTCTATCAATACTCGACACCAATGCGTCACATTCCCTGAACTTCACAACCAACTCTGACCTGACCGCAAATAGGTCACTGACATTTTCGACTGGCGATGCATCACGAGTGCTGACCTTCGCTGGCGATGCGACAATCTCAGGCACGAACAGCGGAGACCAAAACATCTTCAGCACCATTGCAGTCTCTGGTCAGTCCAATGTGGTGGCGGATAGCACGAGTGACACACTTACACTGGTCGCTGGCTCGAATGTCACAATTACGACTGATGCCTCAACCGACAGCATCACAATATCCGCATCATCGGGGGGAGTTACCGATGGAGACAAAGGCGACATTACAGTATCAGGCTCAGGTGCGACTTGGACGATTGATAACGATGCAGTCACCTACTCAAAGATTCAGAATGTATCTGCGACTGACAGACTGCTAGGGCGTGTTACTGCGGGTGCGGGTGATATTGAAGAAATCACTTGTACGGCATTTGGTCGTAGCTTGATTGATGATACTGATGCTTCGACTGCTAGAACAACTCTTGGGCTAGGTACACTAGCAACCCAGTCTGGAACATTTAGCGGAACTTCATCGGGAACAAACACAGGTGACCAAACGATAACACTCACAGGCGATGTCACAGGTTCGGGGACGGGTTCATTCTCTGCAACAATCGCAAATGATGCGGTCACCTACGCAAAGATTCAGAATGTCTCTGCAACAGACAAACTGCTCGGACGGGTAACCGCTGGTGCAGGGGATATCGAGGAGATTACCTGCACCTCGGCTGGCAGAGCACTGCTCGATGACGCAGATGCCTCTGCACAACGCACCACGCTCGGCTTGGGCACGATTGCGACTCAAAACGCAAACGCCGTTTCTATCACAGGTGGAGGTATTTCAGGGACGACATCGGCTGTGTTTGAAGGCGGTCGCTTCTTTCTTGTAGACAATACGACCACATTCCAGCTCGGTGTCAATGTCGCATTAAACTCTCTGACGGATGACAGGGCACTAACGATAGATGTTAATGACGCTAGTCGCACGCTCACAATGACTGGCAACGCAACCATCAGCGGCACAAACACTGGCGACCAGAATTTGTTTTCGACTCTAGCGGTCTCTGGACAGTCGAATGTCGTTGCTGATTCGACTAGCGACACCTTGACCTTTGCCAATGGTAGCGGAGTTACCATCACCACCGATGCATCAACCGATACGGTTACCTTTGCTGTCAACAGCACGCTGGATGCCAATGCTCGCATTGGTGTCGAAAAGGCTGGGACGCTCATCGGCACTCGACGCAACATCAATTTCATCGAGGGGTCGAACATCACGCTGACGATAGCGGATGACCCAACCAACGAAGAGGTCGATATTACCATTGCAACGAGCGGTGCAAGCGGTGTCACAGGTTCAGGAACGACCAATGAGATTACCTATTGGACGGGCACGGGGTCTATCGGCTCTCTTACTACTGCCACCTATCCATCTTTGACGGAACTGTCTTATGTGAAGGGCGTTACCTCTGCAATACAGACGCAGATAAACGCAAAGTTTACATTGCCGTCGCTGACATCAGGGTCGATTCTTTTTAGCAACGGAACGACAATCGCTCAGGACAACGCCAATTTGTTTTGGGATAACACCAACGACAGGGTGGGCATAAGCACCACGACTCCGCTGACGAAACTTCACATTGCGGATTCCTCTACCGCAACAACTAGGGGCATATTAGTACATCAGCACGGGGCAAACACTTCGGGTAGTAGCATTTTGTTCCGTAAAGGAAGAGGAACTGCAGCATCACCGACGGTTCTCATCAACGGCGATTTCATGGGCGGTCTGCGAATGGGTGGCTATAGCGGAACGCAATGGCTGGACGCAATCGCAAGGGTCGATGCGGTTGCTAACGGCACAATCACTACGAGCTCCATTCCCACAGATTTGACCTTTTACACGGGTACTACAACGGGTGGAGCGGAAAGGATGCGAATCTTTTCTAATGGCGATTCGTCTATAGGAAGCACTATTAATGACGGACGATTATTCGTCAATCGTATTTCATCGGAAAGCGGCGTTTCTGGTAGTCCAGTAGTCAGACGAGGCATTAATATTTATAGCTATCTCGACGGCAATTATGCTGAGAACTACGGACTTTTTGTAAAAGCGGAAACAGGTTCAGGCTCACAGGGCTTTGCTATCGTACAGCGTGGTATTTATGCAGAGGCTAATGCTTCGACTGCAGTTGCACAGGATGTCTTTGCAGTACATGCAAAAGTCTCAGGGTCGGCTAATAACCGCTATGCGTTTTTTGGCGAAGGTGGAAGGTCATTCCTCACGCACACAGGGGAGCAATTACGCCTTCGCTATGATTCAAGCAACTATGTTACCTTCAATGTAAGCTCTAGTGGGACGGCAACGATTGACGGAGCGGGAGCGAACAAAGGTTTTGCGTTTGCTTCAGGTTTCAAGCTGGGATTCTTTGGAGCAACGGCAATTGTTCAGCCGACCACGGCTCATGCATCAGCCGCCTTCACTGCCAATACAGGTACGACGGTAAACGACGCTTCAACCTTTGATGGCTACACCATCCGACAGGTCGTCAAAGCACTGCGAGATTTAGGAGTCTTAGCATAAATATGAACATTAAACCCATCATCCCCATAAGTTTTTGGCAGAACGGCGATATCGTTGAGGCGAACCATGTGATGCTCTATAATTTCCATGGCTATGATTTCAACGGCATGCCATCCAGCGTGTCGTATAAATTATTGCTTCTAGTTGGAACGCCTGACACGGACGGCGACGATATAGCTGAACCCCAGTATGTCAGTGTCTATGAGAACTCAGTGCAACTTCCCTACGAAGTTGTATCCGTCTGGGGCGAGGATGACCAGATTATCTGGGACTATGTGTTTGAACAATTAAATCTTACGGAGAAAGTATGAAGTTACTGATATCACTTGAACTAGCACAGGCTCTTGTCAATTATCTGCAAGGGCGACCCTATGCCGAAGTCCATCAACTCATCACGGCGTTGTTGCAGGCAGAGAGGACTGGCGAGATAGAGCAGGAAGAAAAAGCAGAATAAAAAACGGGATGCCCTAGAGCATCCCATTCTTTTGCTTCGGACGATTTTGCACTTCCCTGCATCGCCCATTATACGAAACCACAACTGAGGGCTATTTGCGGAACTTCTTAGGTATTCCGCCCTTACCTCTTCTCACAGCCGCTTGCCCGTTGCTGGGTCTTGTTTCATCGGCTTCCGATAACGCCTGTGAGGATTGCTCACGCAAAAGTTCTTTTGCAAATAATGATAAATCTTCTGCCACCTGTTCTTCAAGGTAAGCGAACTGGTCTAGCAAGAATTTTGTCGTATGCTCATCGTTCACATAATGTTCGATGAGCTTGTCCCCGAATTGAATTATCGGTTTCAGCAATCCGTGCTGAATTTCGTGTATCAACGAGTGATGCCAATCTTCGTCATCAAAGAATGGCGGATGCAGAGTCAGGATAAAGGTTCGATACTCATACTGCACATTGCACGAGGCAATATCCTCCTCGGCAATGCTGTAATTAACCACAACCCTAGAACACCAAGCGGGAAATAATCCTTTTACGCAGTTCAAGCGGTGTGAGACTAGCGTCAGGAAGGGTTTCGGTATCGACGAGTGATATTCTATGTGCATCGGTGTTCTGACTCATTATTCGCCTCACTCCCTCATTGATGGCAAGTCGATGCCCCCTGATGATGTCGTCTGCGTTGAAGAGCCCCTTCAGAAAAGTAATAAGCGTGGTCATTGCTGTCTTCCTCCTGTGGTTTATATGGTATCCGTTTTGACGGGTTTAGCGAATTCTTAGCTTTTTCTGCGGTGTTTCCAGTCGGGCGATGCCAAGGGCGTATTCATCCCCAGCCTCTATCTTTTCCCTGATGGCAGATAAATCGGGCTCAAACTTGACCCTGCGAAGTCCTTCAGGTAGTTCCACGGCATGGTCAATGAAGTAGTCATCAAGAATGACTTTCGGTTTGCCCCCTGATTTCTGCAGGGCGAAGGTAAATTTCGCTGTTTGGATTTTCTCGATTTCGTGGGTCTTTAGGAAAAGCTCTAGACGCTCCTTAAGTCGGGTCGCCTTGTTTTCCATAGCCTTCTGCCGACGCTTCAGGCGGTCTATTTCCGCCTTGATGCTTTCGGCATAGCCTTCGGTCTGCGTAATCAGCCAAGCGTATTGGTCTAGCTTGTCGTCACGCTCCTCGCCCAGCTCGGCAAGCCACTTGTCGATGGCTTCCTCGGCTGTCGTATCCGTGACTTCGCCATCTATTTCGATGAGTAGTTCATCCAGTGCTCGGATGTCGTCGGAAATATTGAAGAGTGTTTTCGTGGTCATACCTTCCTCCTAAAAAAGGTGGCAGTTTATCCGATACTGCCAAACGGGATGCGGTAAACCATGATAGAAACCCGCATCAGGAGCAGGGCGGGGAAACGATAAAACCCGCCCTTGAGGGAACTAGAAGGGAATCTCTTCGTCATCGAAGCTCTTGGGCTTCGGCTTCGGTGGCGGAAGCTGTGCGGTGGGTTCGTCCTGAACCTCTTCCAGCTTGACTGACAGATAGACCGTACCAGTGTTTCTTCCAGTCTGCTTCCATCCAGCACATTTATATTCTACACCACCTACTGTGGCTTTGCCTCTGTAATCAGGCTGTTTCTCTTGGGTCTTGTTGTCGTTCACAAAAAGAACGAGCGTATTGTCTTTGTTAGTCATTTGGCTTCCTCTCTCTGTCTGATTTCAGCTATTTTCTCTTTGACTGCCGTTCTGATGAAATGTGCATAGGAGATATCAAGTTCCTTGCAAACCTGCTTCATTTCGTCAATCAAATCCGTTCTCATGCGTAAGTTGATTACTTTTTTACTTTCCATACAGCCATGTTGGGTCATTTTCTTGATTTTTGACTTCCTGCGTAAAGCGTTCTGCCTTGAAACCCATACTAGTCTGCTTTATACCTGATGTCAAGTGGCTGAAGCAAGTTTTTTCTGCAATCTCATTTCACGCCTGCGAGCATTGTGAAAAGCGTATCTAGCTTGGTCTGATTCATGAATCTTCGGTCTGCCAGCCGTAAGTCGTGATTGCAAGTTCTGCTTGACGGCTTCGATATGCGAGATGTCATGGTCTTGCAGGATGCGTCCCGAAGTAAGTGTGTTCAAAAATGCGATTAGTTCTTTGGTAGTCATTGTGTTTTCCTCTCTTGTTTAGAATGTGTCGGATGAGCCGTCGGCCTCATCGTCAATGAAATAGTGGATGAAAGCAGGTGTTCCTTCGCCCGCCCAAAGTCCACAGGTGTTGTATTGCAGGTAGTCGATTGCGTCTTCGTACTCCATGCCCTCATTCATGCAAATGGCAATGCATTTGTGATAGTCGTAGATGGCAATGGGTTCATGCCCGTGCCGTTCCACCCAGCCGACCAAAGCATCTGCCATGTCGTGGTATACGATTGCTTCCTCGTTGAGCTCTGCAAGTGCGTTCAGTTTGTCTGCGTATTCAAGTGCCATAGCTTTATTATCCACGATTTGAAAATTTTATCTACGCCCAGCTCCGATTTCTTCCCAAGTCCAACCTGTCGGTCTGTCGTCTTCAAGTTTCCTCATCGACTTCTTAAGTTCCTCGTCCCTGAACAGGTACATCTTGGTTTCGCTTCCAGCGTCCCCACCAATCCCAATCTTGTGCCAGCTATTGTCTCTAATCAGCCGTTTCAGTTTCATGCTCTCAATCAGCCAGTAGCCGTCCTGCAGAGCAAAGCACCAATAATCAGCCTCTGACATTGCTATTCCCGATGGTCGCTTTCTGCTTTCAAACTCGATACCGATGTTGCCAGTCCGCATTTGGGTCATGTCGTGCTTGACCTCGATAGTCCAGCGTCCACCGTCCTTGCGATGGACAATCAGGTCATAGCGATGGTCGTTGTTGAATTCGACCTTTGCGGTCTTGCCTCTCGACATGAGCAGGTCTGCCAAATCCTGCTCCTTTTTTTTCGCCTCTTCCAAATCTTTGTGGAAATCAAAATGCATTACTGAACCTCCTCGATAACCTCGACCCAACCTTCATCGTCGTCATGTTGCTGTTCGGCAGTTGGAGTGCTCATTCTCAGCAAATCCTGTTGGGCTTGCAGGAACATCGTGCCTGCGTTCTCAGCCCCCATGAGCTCGATGCCCCTCATGAACATATACCTGAGAAACAGTTCCTGCTCGATGCCACTCATCGCATGCTCGAAAAGTTGACTCATGCTTTCCAGTTTCTCAAGACTCGGTACATTTAGTTCGTTCTCAAAATCTTCGTTGTCCATAGTTCCTCCTAGTTTCTGTGGTCGCACTTCGCAACCCCTCGGTAATTTTCGTCCTTCACCCGTCTCCAGCCTGTGCCATCACAGTGCTTGCAGACGGTCTCGGCATTTTCAGGAAGGGCTTTCACGCCCTGTGATTGTGCCCACTCCTTACCCAGTCCGTTCTCCCCAATCCAAAGCGATACTAGGAAGTCGGGTGTCAGGTCTATCTCCCTCTCGCCCATCGCCATCTTGCGAGCTTTGGTCTGCATGGCTCGCTGGTATAGTGCGTCGTAGGCCGTAAAGGGCACTCCAGCGTGGTTTAGTACCTCAAGCCATACGATGGCATGGATTTCAGCATCGGAAGCGTTCAGGACGCTCCAGCCCTTCGCAATGCGTATTTTGTTTATTACGGCACATACCG